TGATCGCTAGTATCTTCTTCATCCGAATTGCATTCGGACGCGTCGCTTTCTGGTTCTGTTTCAACCGTCGGTGTTTTCTTCGCCTTCTTTGTCCGCTGCGGTTGTGCGACGAACGCATTGACGAACGGGGTAGAACAGAGTCTCTTCGCGCGCTCTCTCCCTTTCACGAGTCTTTCTAGGAACGCTTCCGAGTAACCAAGGGATTTGTATGCCGCGACAATAGATCGGATGGGTGGCATTTTCCCCTTGGAGTAGTATCTTTCATGTAAGTCCAATAAACTCGCGTTCAGTTTAACTCGTACCCTGTTCTTCGTGTATTTCAGCTGCAAGTACACGCGATCGATGTCCCTCGACACCTCTTTTACACGGACCGCCGCACTGTCTTCGCGCGCACGACCCTTGACCTCTATATCCACTGCGCGCCCTTGATCTCCTTCGTAAAACGTGGGTGGTGGTTCGATGAGGTACTTCACCAACCCTCCGGCATCTTCAATCTCTCTCCTGGTATTCATGGTTCTGTATTATTTTCATCTCTACTCTCTAGACCTTGGAGGAAATGGTCCAATTCCGCTCTAATGATATGTCCTGCGGATTCGTGAATGCTGAATGGACCCCATATCTCTATTTTCATTCGGTCAAAGTCAAACCACAGATAATCGAGAGATAAACGCCGAGTCAGCCAGTAAAATCTTCGCCCGCTCTTACCCATGAAGGCGAACACATGTTTCTGATCGACATCCTGAACGTCAATCTCGGAATAGTGTGCACTCGGTGGATCGTACATACTTGGTCTCCGTGCATTTCTCTAAATAAAATCAACATTTCCAATTTCTATTACAATTTAAACACGATACAAACGTCGTCATTGGTTCGTCGGCGCTTCTCGTCTGCAGCTGGTAGTACGTCGTCTTCCTGCTCTTGCATTTTGAACACGTGAAAAACCCCTCTTGATTCCTATTTTCCCTGTTGAACCACTCTTTTCTCATCTCGTTGTGAATGTGTGCATCCCTCGCTTTCGCCATCGCGCCTCCCGGTACTGCCTCCCATGGTTTCATACTAATGGCTTCCACGGACTTTACTTTCTTGTCTGCGAGTTTGTTCGCGAACGATTCGCATCTCCTGATGTTCGCCTGTAGCTCCAGGAACTTGTGCCTATAGACCTCGACGAATTTCCTGTTATCCCACGCCGCTTCTTCGTGGTTCTGCATGGCATTTACTGCGTGGTTGTTGATGCTTCTTTCTAGATTAATCACTGTTGCGTCTTCGGTGGGTAAGTTCAGTAACTCAGAGAGCCGTTCGACAACGAATGTTCGAGTGTTTTGTTTGGTACTCATGTTTTCTTATGCTTCTTACGTCGTCTGTCTCTAAACGTGTCTGTCATCCAGTAATAATGTCCATTTACATTAAATGGCAAGGGCTGTGATTATACATACTACACGCGATTCGATCGAAGAGATAGAGCTCGACATTTCACCTGAAAAAAACGAGGTGGTTCGCGCGGTCCAGGGACTACCGACTTTCATCGGCCAGTGGTCAGAGATAGATGTCGTCTTGGTGAAGAGTCACGGTGCACTTGTTCGAAACGAAAACGTACTTCCAAAACCCTTCGATGGTGAAATCGTTTTTGGGGCGGTGCTCTTAGTGCGCATGGACGCAAACTCTGAGCACTGTGATTTCACACTCGACGAGTATTTATCATTTAGGGACGAACGCGTCCCGGTTTAAGACGGCGTTGGCGTACTTCATCGCGAGTTGGAAGTGAACGTAGGCAAAATCGAGCATCGTCGTCATCGTGCATCCCATCGGGTTATCATTGACAACCGAGTCCAGATTGACTCTCTTGCCATTCGTCGCCTTGGCCATGGCCTCGCCGATAGCCTTGAGCCACTTCACATGTGATTCTTCACGTGGATTGAATTCTTTCACGAAATCGCTCATTGGTTGCTAAGAGTGAAGCTGTTTATTTCTCTAGGATAAAAACGCGTTTAGAAAAAATGGTATATGTATAACAAACGAAATGGCATGTCGTTTCATTTCATTTACCTGACTTTATCAAAACCCAGGCAGTTCCTCACCATGGTAGATCGAGATGGTAAGCCCAGGTTCATGACGTTCAAGGAAGAACACTCGGCGGTTTCGGCCATGCGCTACCTGGCAAATTTCAAGAGTAAACATGGAAAATGGCCGACCATGGACATGTCGGCCACGAACCTTACGCGTATAAACCGTGATGAAAGGGTGCGACAGGACTTCGGGGTGTCGATGTCCCTGATGGGTATTGAGAGTTGTGACGAAGACGCGCTTCGAGGAATGGCGATGAGGTGTAACACGTCCTTTTTGTGGGTACATAATTTTGAGGTTTTGCCCCCAAAATTTGGAGGTACCGTTGAACAAATAGCTTTTAAAGGTAGTGAAATCGACGCTATCATAGACAACGAACTTTATGTACAGAATTTAGAGACGCTCGTGTTGTAAGAATAAAATGACAACTATCGTCAGAGCGAACTGTCGGATGCCGAATGGAATGACTCGCGCTCAGCAAAGAGCTCTCGACGCCGCTGCTTCATGGTACCTGAAGTGTGGCACGGACATCATCACGTCCATCCAGAAACTACAGCGTGTCGAAAGCTTGTTTGCGGAGAGAAACATTTCAAACCGTGGGAGCGACTTGCACATGGACGAGATACGCGACGAGATACGCCGCGTTCAGAGACTACTGGATGGCATCATGGAACGCCTGTAGTAAGAGAAATTTCGGCGTTAATATCAGGATGTCGCTGTGGGATGCGTTGCCAATTGAAATCCAGGAAATCATACTCGCAAAGAGTATCGATTTGACCAGAGAAGAGTATCTGAATGCCGAGGGAAAGAAGCATGAGAAGCGAAAGCGTAAGCAAGGGCGCGGTCTCGTAACTTCTGACATGATTCGATACGCTTTACGTAGTACCACGGATCCGTACGAAATCCTCACGTGGGCTTTTCCACTGGAAATGCTCGAACTCCAGATGTACGTTGACCCCCCGGTAGAGCTTGAGGTTGTGGATTTTGACTATAATGCGTACTTCACGACCTGGCTTAGAAGGTGCTGTGATTACCTGGACGACCCTTCTAACGTGAACGAGTGGGTCGTGCCGTCGTCCGATCAGTGGTTGTCGATGTTCACGAGACTCAACGACTTCAAGCGCAAATTTTCCCATCTCGACATACTTTCTGAATATTTCCAGGATCGGAACGGTATATTTTTCTGGCTGGAGGTTCAGAAAGATGAAGATACGCGTCTGTCAAGAGAGAAGAGGCGCTCTCTTCAATCCCTGGGTGTTAGATTGAGTAGATTCAAACCCGTGTAAAATTTAGTTATTGTATTGTATAGTAGTAGATGAAATCCGTGACGTTCACGGAAGAAGTAGCGAGTGCTGATATTACACAGAGTACTAGACGGCCCGCGATTTCGAAGCGAGACGCAAGCATGATGATGGCATACATTAAGGAGCTTAAATCCAAAATACGCAGCCTTCGACGCGAAAACGCTCTCCTCAGAAGCACTATTCGAGCCCCATGAGTGCGTTCGACTGCGCTGGGATCACTACTCACACCCTTGGATCGTCGTTTCTCGAAATGTAGCGTGTGTTTTTTGATTCGACCGAGAATGAAAAAACACATTTAGGAAAATGGGTAGACATAGCTATATAGAATGTCCGCGAGATCGTGCCAGCCCGGCGCGTGTCTGTTGGTTCACAAGAATGATGACCGCGCTCGTATACCTGTCCGTGGTAGTGACGGCGCTGCTGGATACGATGTTAGCTGCCTGTATGATTTTACTATCGAGCCTGGTTCGCGCGCTCTCGTCGATACGGGTATCTCAATCGAACTACCTGCGGGAACGTATGGGAGACTCGCCCCGAGAAGCGGACTCGCCGTGCGTCACGGGATCCACGTCGGGGCAGGCGTCATCGACGCCGACTACAGGGGCGAGATCAAGGTTTTGCTTTTCAATCAAGGGTCCGAAACTTTTCGGGCGACGGCGGGTGACCGAGTTGCGCAACTCATCTTAGAAAGCATACGCGTTCTCCCCGTGAAAGAATGTACTGAGCAGGCCTTGGCGAAGACTGAGCGCGGGGCATCCGGATTCGGGTCCACGGGGTGACCTACTCGATCCTTTTCCAGTTAACGAAAAGGTGGCGCCCCGAAACACCGTCGTGGCACCCGTTCGTCGCATGCGTCGTGCCGTCGGGGTCCAAATCAAACGAACCGCCTGTATTGTTGTCATAAGTATACTCTACAGTTCCCATCACGCCCCGCGTTTTAACACATTTCCAAGGAACTTGTCCCATGTACTTGAAACCATTAGAGTCCGTCTGTTTGGCCGACGTCGTGATTCCCGCCGCGCTCAGCGATTTTGTTGCGTCGTCTAACGCCACGCGTCTTATCCGATCGGTGCACTCACAATCACCGAACACTTCGATTGACATCATGCCCTCTCGTCTACGGCGCTGAACGAAAATGTACACAAGGAAAACGATGACACCGGTGACGATTGGCTTCACCATTACATTACGCTTCGATATTTTCTTCCTCGTCGTCCACTGGGTCCGTGTCGTCTACGGCTGCGAGTCCGTCGGTGTCTTCTTCGGCGTCGACATCGATATCGACTGCGACCGTATCATCTTCTTCGGCTTCGGGTAACAGCTCCTCGGCATCTTCGTCTTCGTCGGCTACGTCAAGACACGACGCAGGTGAGAGGACTCCATCGGCGCACAGAGTGGCACCGGTCACCTCAAACCCATCGTTGCATGTCGGTTGGCACGATGAACCAGACTGGAGCTGATCGGTACAATCGCCCACGCGCCCGTTGACGGGCGGCGCGGACGCGTCACACGTCGCACCCGGTGCTTTTCCGTGGACCATGTTCCATAGTCCCATCATACCATCGTTTTCGTAATCTTCCGGGGCTTCCCACGCGTCGAGAACATGCATTGATGACGTAAACGCGGGGTCATTTTTAACGGCGTTATACATGCTTTTCTTTTCAGCGGCTTGCTTGCAAATGTCTTCGCCTGTATAGGTCGCGTCGATACCCGCGGTCGAGATTACGGATTCCGCGAGGGCGTTGTTTTTATCCGATTCGTACCGGAACGCTCGAAGGTCGTCCATGGTGGTCTCACACCACGTGAACATCGGAATCTTTTGATTGAGTTCTTTGATTTGATCGTTTACGCGTTCCTGATTACCGTCGGAGTAGTACTCGTCCGCTCTATTCTCATTGACGACGTCCTGCTTTTTCTGAATGGCGACCTTCTCCGCGGCTACGAAATTCTCTGTCGCCTCGCGCAACCTATCAATCTTGAACCTCTTCTTGAAATACGACTTCGTGCCTGGGATAAATCCAGCGACGTAAGCGCTGCCTGCTGATGACGAACAACTGCAGGCGCAACACGCCAGTAGCACGGCTATTCCGGACATACCCATATTTATTATACTTGTATACTTATATATATAAAGCAACATAATAAATCTGCCGAGATCCTTTTACTACCTTATTTCAATCTAGTTTCCGTATGCCACGCCCGCAAGGCCGTTTTTGATGCGAAGAATGTTCCAGTTCACCGCGTACAATCTCTGAATGCTCGAGTTACCCGCGCCGGACGTCGGGTTTTGGAGGACAATCTTAGCCGTGTCGACTCGGCTCATGTTGAGTGAACCGCTCGGTTGCGACTTGTCCAAGTTCAGTGCCGCCGGCCACGTGTATACTGGAACACCGTCGAGCGCCGCGGTCGGCAGCCCACTCGTGTGCTTTTCCGCGACGACCGTGTGGTGGTACACTTTTGACATGTTCTCAAACAGAGGGATGCCGTTGACGTACATCGTCGCGGAGTCGAAACTCCACTCGCTGCTCCAAAGCAAACCGTTCGATTCACCTGAGCATATATGGAAGGCCATGCATGGGTGGTTGAAGTAAGTGAGATCGTACTCTCGATCCGTCTTTTCGGCGGGTTGGTGCTGGACCTGGGTGATAAGCAATTCGTGCTCGGTCTTAGCGAAGAACTCGCGTTCATCGACGTCGAGGTAAACAAAGTTTGCATACACCTTCGGGGTGACACCCGTGCCCACATTGAGACCGGGGCGACACTTGACTCGGATTTCGACATCCGAGTATTGCATCGCGATGAGTGGCAAACACTTTGTCCATTCCTTGCTGAAGAAGAACGGGATGATGTAGTGATCGGCGTTGTTATTCGTGCCCTTGGCGTTTTCGAGAACGTCGTTCGTCGTGACCGCGCACGTACTGTCGGCGCCTCTGTAGAGGACGTTGTTCACGCCTTGGACGAAGAGAGAATCCATTTCGACCACCTTTTGCCCGCCAATCCAAAGGCTGAATTCTGTCGGGTTTGCGTCGCGTGAGTGCAAGCCCTTGGTGTTTGCGCGAGCCGAACCAACTTCTGGGTACTCGATCCACACGTAGCTGAGAAGGTCACCCTTGGTTCGAATCGGGATCGTGACCTCCTGGTTCGCATCAAACTTCCCGATGAAGTCGAGACGCTCTGGCTTGATGGAAAAGTTCGTGTATCTCTTGTAATTTTGCCTCCAAAACGAAATCTCGGGCGATGCATTTAGGTGGCGATCTTGCTCACCTCTTGAAACCAGTTCAACCAATCCTGACATTTCGTCTATATATCTAATATCAATATAAAAAAATGGAACGATACCTCACAAAACGACATGGTAGTTTTCCAAGCGCTCACCTGGGAGGCTCGCGACGACGCGCGGATCGTCGACGGTGATAGCGACGCTCATCACCTGGTGTCTATATTCGGAAAGACGGCCGATGGCGAGTCCGTGTGCGTCACGACGGCGGTGCTGCCCTATTTTTTCGTCCGACTTGGGCAGTCAGACATGAACGTGGGTCGTCAGATCTACGCTGCAATTGACGATGCATGTCCTGGTGCCCTAGTGGGCTGTTCTATCACGCGGGCGAAGGATATATGGGGATTCACGAATAACGAGGAACAAAACTTTTTACGCCTCGACTTTATCAATTTGGCCATGCGCAGACGTGCGAATTGGCTCCTGAAGAAACCGATAGCGCTCTCGCGTGGTACGAAGAAACTTTGCGTCTACGAGTCAAACATCGATCCCGTGCTTAGATTGATGCACGAAACCGGCATACAGAGCACGGGATGGCTCGACACGTGTAAGTCGTGCGTGAAGAACAATATCGCACACGTCGATATCGACCTGTTCTGCAAGGACTGGACGAAATTAAAACCCGTCGCGAGAGATGACATCGCCCCGTTCGTCGTTTGTTCATTTGATATCGAGACGAATTCATCGACGGGTAAATTTCCGGACGCAACGATCCCGGGCGACGCGTGTTTTCAAATAGGCGCGTCGCTCTGTCGCTTCGGTGAAGACGAGCCGTACGACAAGGTCTGTTTCTGTTATAAACAGACAGACCCTAACCTTTCGGACGGCACGCGCATTCTCAGCTATGATACCGAGAAAGACATGCTGTTGGCGTGGACGGAGTACGTCCGGACGAGTTCCGTGGACGTGCTCACTGGCTGGAACATTTTTGGTTTTGACTTGGAGTACTTATACCGACGCGCGCAGTACAGAAGATGTCTATGGGACGCCATGCAGCTAGGGCGCTTCAAAAACCATCAGTGCCTGATGACTGAGAAGAAACTGAGTTCGTCTGCGCTTGGGGACAACACGCTGAAACTCATCCCTATGCCCGGGCGCTTTGTGTTTGATCTTTTCGGGGAGGTCAAGAAAGGGTACAAACTCGATTCATACAAACTGGATAACGTGTCCAAACTCTACCTCGGGGACCAGAAGATTGACATGCCGCCGAAAGAGATGTTCAAACGGTTTCAGGAAGGGGACCCGGTCAAACTAAGGGAAGTTGCTGAATACTGCGTGAAGGATACCCTTCTTCCACATCGTCTACTTAAGAAGCTGTGTACGCTCCTGAACCTTCTTGAGATGGCAAAAGCTACCTGGGTACCCCTTTGTTTCCTCGTAGAACGTGGACAGCAAATCAAAGTCTTCTCGCAGCTCACAAAGAAGGCCATGGAATCCGGTTTCAGGGTACCTGCACTCGAGTACGGAAGTCAACCGGAGCAGGGCTACGAGGGTGCTACGGTGCTCGAGGCACAGAAGGGTGCGTATTACACGCCGATAACCGCTCTTGATTTCGCGTCTTTGTACCCGAGCATCATGATGGCGCATAATTTGTGCTACAGTACTCTCGTCATGGACCCAAAATATGCCAATATTCCGGGCGTGGAGTACGAGCAGTTCGGTGAACACCGATTCGCACAGAACGTTCCCAGCGTTCTCCCCGAGATTCTCAATGACCTGAAATCTTTCAGGAAACAGGCTAAAAAAGACATGGCGAACGCGACGTCTGCGTCCATGAAGGAGGTATATAACGGTAAACAGTTAGCTTACAAAATCTCCATGAACAGCATGTATGGTTTCACCGGTGCATCGAAAGGTATACTCCCACTTATGGAAATCGCATCGACGACGACGCGAAAGGGTCGTTCCATGATTGAAGAGACGAAAAATTACGTCGAGGCAAATTTTCCCGGTGCAAAGGTTCGCTACGGAGGTGAGTTTACACGTTTGAACATCGGCGCGGCTTGAACTAACTAGCTAGTTTATTACAGATACCGATAGCGTCATGGTGGAATTCGACGTACAGGGTCGCACCGGACAGGAGGCGATCGATTACAGCTGGGAACTCGGTGAGCGCGCGGCGGCCGAGTGCACGGCGCTTTTCAAGAAACCGAACGATTTGGAGCTCGAAAAGGTGTACATGCCGTATTTCCTGTATTCGAAGAAGCGATATGCTGCGAAGCTCTGGGAGATGGGTAAATCCGGAAAGGTTGAATTCAAGTACATCGACGTGAAGGGACTCTCTCTCGTGCGTCGAGACAATACCAAACACGTCCGAGGGGTCCTAAAAGAACTGCTCGACGTCATTCTCGAGTCCAAAGACACGGATACCCCGATCAAGCTCGCGCGACAACGCGCCATCGAGTTGTTGACCGGTGACGTGCCGAACGAAGACTTGATTCTGAGCGCGCAGCTCGGTGACAGTTATAAGAACCCAAATCTCGCCCACGTGAAATGCCGCGACAGAATGCGTGAGCGCAAGCCTGGATCGGAGCCACAGTCTGGCGATCGCGTGCCTTACATTCTCATCAACACCGGTGATCCGAGGGCGAAGGCGTATGAAAAATCCGAGGACCCCGTGTACGTGAAAGAAAACGGCATAAGCGTCGATTACCACTACTACTTCCTGAACAAGTTTCTTCGACCCGTGTGTGATCTACTCGAGCCCCTCGTGGATTCTCCTAAACAGGAGATATTCGGTGAGATCATCGAGGCTCATAAACCACCGAAAAAAACAAAGAAAAAGTCAAGCGATCCCCCGAAAGGTCAACAAAGGATCGATGACGTATTTAGAGCTTTCGCCAATATGAATAAAAATGCCGAGCAGTGAATCTCTAAAAGCGAGCATATCAGAAATCGTAGAAGAATATGCAAAAGTTAGATTGCAGGAGTGCCTCACGCAAATACTAAACGCGCTGCCAAAAATGGGATACCACCACTCGTCCGAACTGGGAGAGTTCATAAGGGACATGGCGAAAGGTGAGTGCGTCGAGTTGACCCCGATGTGCATTGGGAAGAATAAAAAAGGCAAGCGGTGCTGCAATCTAGCGCACAAAGATACAGGGTTTTGTCGACTACACATATCGCAACATCCACGGTTTGATGCACTCACCAGCCCCCAGTCGACCACGGTGGACGTCCCCGTGTACGACGAAGACGAGGACGAGCTTAGAGAATTGAACGTTTGTAACACTAGATAAATGAAATGAGTAGAAACGATTTACTTCGCAAATCGATCGATGAATTTTATTCCACGAGAGAGCACGGAGACGTCTTGATTGATATACTAGAGAAGCGCGGTGACTCTGGTATATCACTCAGAAACATCGAGTTGTTCATCACGAATTACAGCAAGAAGAACCACACATCGTACATGAGCAAAGATGGTAAAATATTTACGGTGCACACATCGTACAAGTCCTCGCTCGACGGTTACAGCAAACGCTTGTTTGACCCGTTCTGTCGCGCGTCGAAGATAACTTACGACGTGCCGAATTCGGGTCACAGCGTGAAGACGACGCTCGCACAGCTCAACTTTTTGAAGTGGTGCATCGCGAAAGGCATTATCGATTTCATGCGCGAGAACAAACATTTATTCAAGCGAGTCAACTGACGCGTCCCTGATTTTACCGTCTTCTATCACAAAAGTTTGGTAGCCAGTGTAATACATGTGCATCGTGTAAGAATTCTGAGCCGCGTCTGATAGTGTGACCTCAATGTTCGTCCGGTCACTCTTGAGCATCGTAAAATCGAGTGCCCCGGATGGGTTCACGGATTTCGGGGCGATCGCAAACGCGTACGTGTAAATGTTTCGTATCGGCCTCGACAGGCGCCGCTGGTAAGGGATGAGGTACTTGTAAAATGAATGAGACGCACTTGTGATGTTTGGTATGGGATTCCCGTTGATGTGAAAACGCGCCGAGCTTAAGACGGGTGAGAAAAACGTGTTTAGTTCATCAAAGTCGGTATCCCTGCTGAAATTGAAACGATTGTGTACGTACAGCTCGCCATCTTCAGTCTCACCGGGTTCGCCAATGATTGAATCGTTCTCGAATCGCTTGTCCCTGAAAAACCAGTGAAAGCATTTCACGGGGATGTTTGGGACCAAATCCAGTTTCAGCGTTCGCTCAGAGTTTGCCTCGATGTCTAGCTCGGGGTGTTTTTTCGCGACGTCGGTGACGAGCAACTGTTTCTTTCGAAGGAGATAAAGTCTCTCTTCGGGTCGAACTGTGATTTCTTCCGTGACGACGTCGAAAGATGAGAGTGCCAGTTGCGTGGACGTGTTCGCGAAGAACTCCTGTCTGTGTACCTCAAACTCCACGATGAGTTTCTGCTTGTACATGGCGCATGTCGGTAGGTACGGTCGTTTAACTTCGTTTGTGTCGTACTCGTCCGATACGTACTTTCGACTAAAGAAGAAATGCAGCGGGATCATGAGATCCGCCTTGTAATTCGCGTCAGAAGGGTTTGTTTCCGATGCATCGAATGCGAGTGTGCGGTTGACCAAAAATCGGTTCGCTACTTTCTCGGAGGTCTCCAGGTACAGCTCATCCCAGATAACTCCCCAATCGTCGTAAAACGTCTCGAGCTCGGTCTCGTCTGCCGAAATCCTGACGCTTTTAAAGATGTGTCGACCAACCTGATCGGCATAGTTCGCCCCATCTTCAAGCGCGGGTAACTGCATGTGGACCCACATGTTGCTGAGTAGGTCTCCCATGTTTCGCGTGTCGAACGTGACCTTGATGGATCTCTGACCGAAAGGCCATCCTGGCGTCTGGTCTCGGGGCTTGACGTTCGTGACCCTGTGAAACTTTCGAAACTCGCTGTGCTGCGGCGCGACCCTCGGGAAAAAATCAGATTGTGTCGGGTACTTCGAAAGTAGTCCGGGCTCTTGTGCACCGATGGCACTGAGTGAAATTCGAGCAGCTTCACCGCTCATCTACCATGGTACCTGATATTTTTTGACGCGTATACGCACGGGTCTTTCTGTACGGATGAACGCGAGCGCCGCTCCTAGCACGCGTCGGACGATGCGCGAGTTGACGTAAACAGTCGACGAATCCAGGAACGCTCTGGAGTTTTCTCTGTGGTCGTCCAGGATGCGTTTCATGGATAAGATTTTAGAAAAACTAGGGCGAATGTCGGATGCATCGATTTCGAAACGTACGCGCGAACCCGATGTATACGCCACACGCCACGCGCGTCTAAAGTACCGGTCGAGGTCGTCCGTGGTCGTCTCATCGTGAATGTGTATCCTGATTGACTGCATTCTTATATGACAACACTAAAAAACTCATCTAGTATCGCGGCGTAATAGCGAAATCAACTAATCCCGACAAAGCGGGGCAATTCGCAAAACGACAAAAGTGTACAGAAGACTTACATACAAAAGAAGCGATGTATCAAGTCTGTTTATAGAATAATAGGTGGCGGTTAATGTCCAAATCTTGATGCCCCCGTGCGCGAAGCACGCGAGCGCGTATCCCATCGACCGTGGAACGATGCCTGCTTGGAGTTCGCACTGAAACAGGAAAATTGCCGTCCTGATTATGCACCCGAGTTTACACGCTTGTTTTATCAGTTCCGCCGTGTCGATGGCTGTGTCTTCTTCATCTAACGAATTCGAGGCCATGTACACGAATTCACACGTCATGTGCGCTACTAGCCAGCTCATAGAGTGTCTCGTCGATTCTTTATAAAGACCGAGGCGCCCCCTGCTTTCTCCGCTCTTCACAAAATCGAACATGATACGCACTGGGTCGAACAAGTACATCGGCAAAAGATACGCGGCGTGTGCGATCAGAGACGGTGTCCAACGCGGGAATTGAAATCCCGAGCTTTCGTAGCTTATCCGATCCATGTCGATGAATGTCAACATGATCACGGTCACGCTCATAATTTTGCAATTCATTGCGTCTTCGTTCGATAGAGATCCAGTCTGAGCGGCGGCGAGTACCGCGTGGTAAATCGAACTGACGATTTGCACAACAAATACCACGCCGTGAGCTCTCCCAGATTGTACCAAATACAGGTGGTATATGATATTCCAGCCCATAGTGTCCATGTTGTAGTAGCTGATGACCACTGAATACATAGAACCCGATCCCGACCCAAAAAAATTATCACTCGACGAAAGACCCCACGTCGGTGTTGATAGCCACGCTAACACGCTGTACGTGATGTAGGCGACCGAGCTCGGCGCCATGGCCACGGCGGCGCCGTGCGTTGGCGACGAAAACACCGATCCCAAGATGATCCCCGCGCATGTCGCTGCCAAGTTGTACGTCAAGGCTGTCGCGCGTTCGCAGTCCACGTCGAACGTTTTGCGGACCACCCACGTGAACGCTGTCGCTAGCGCCACTGTGAGTACGGAAGTCAAACATGTGGTCGGCGAGGGTAGCGTAACCCGCGTGACCGCGAGTAGGACGGGTATCACCACGAGAAACGGCGAACGGCTCGGCCCGTGATCCCGAACACCGCCGTTCTGTGAGTCCTGGGGCAAACTGCGCGTCGTGCGCTTCGGGTGAATAGCGTGCTCGGACTCACCCACCGTCGTCTCCGAACTGCTCGACGTCTCCGACAAAAACGTCGATGCGGTGTCGTCGTTGCCTGTGGAGGTACGTGCGGTGACCCTGCGCCTGGTCCGCATGCCTCTGCGTCCGCGCGTACGGCACTGCGGTTCGCGGTGGTGCTGCGGTCCGCGGTGGTGCTGCGGCGTGGAGTGACGTGTGGTGACACACAACGCTGTCGACCACGACTCGATCTATGGCTTGTATACTTATGAGTAAACAATGAGACACTCAATTAATTCCCCCGTGTTTTGATTGTTTCTATTATCGTATCACGGTGAAATTTCTTTACAAATGTACCCCTGCTAAATCGGCGGTCCATAACTCCTCGATCGACGCGTGCGTCAAATCGTCTAGGTTTTCTTTACACGTGGCGACTTCCTCCATGAAATCTTGAATGGCATCTTGCGTATAGTTATCTGTCTTTATGTCCAGTAGATACGAATAACCTCCATTTATAGATGCGAACGAATCCGAGATTTCGCGTATCAACTCTTGACGTTTGCGCCGAAAAACGACGAGTCGCCCCGACACGACGTCCGATATGAATCGCGCCTTGTTTTCATTGAGCGTCGCGCGGGCGTGGAGCTCACCGAGCATGTATGCCTTGCGTCGTTGGTAACACTCGACACGTACGTCGGCGAAATCCTTGATGATTTCGAGAGGTGACGCGTACTTCTTGATTCCGTGCACCGGGTGAAGCAAGTGCATGTTGCTCACGCGAATCGTTTTGCGAAGCTTGAGATCGACCATGGGATCGGATCCCTTGTAACCGTGGATTGTGAAGTGCACGCGCTCCGTCGTCGAGTTATTTTCATAGCTCGAAATCACC